TATATACTCGGGGGGGGGGTTGAACCATCCTTTCCCGTGAGGCGCAGCGTTGGACATTGAACGGGACTTCAAAACGGTTTTAAAAGAGGTTTTGTCAGAGGAAGAAATGATAAATATTGTTATCGCTGAGCTGTCCTCTGTGAAGAAATTCTCAGAACGATATGTTCAAGTGATCCATCCAGTATCGTCGGGTCATCCCGGAGTGCCTGTCTGATCATATCTTTCACCACTTCGGAACTGATCCCTTTTTTCTTACTCGGATCTATCTTCTCCAGGATCGCGTCACGGACCAGATCCGCCACGTTATCATAGTTCAGGTCATCCGCCAGTGTTCTCAGCTTCTCCTTCATATCAGGGTCCACCCGGATTGAGAGATATTCGTCCTTGTTTTTCGTCACCATCTTTGCACACTTCCACTCCTTTTGTGTGGTTATTTTGTAACACATAATTACGACACGATATACTTTATCTTTTTTGTATGACAAAACCACGTTGTCTAAATAATGTATGACAATCTTTATAATGTCGGAGGTTGTCATACATTATATCCACAATGTTGGAGTGAATGAAAATGAAAACAGGAAGGAGATCATTAAGGACGGACGCAGCCACCGAGGCCGGGCTTGTTGCCCTTAAGCGGGCACACGTCGGGAAGAACGACGCCGACCGGTTCCGGCTCGGTATCAAGTGTTGTTGTCTGCACCACGGGATAAAGGTGGCTGAGGCATGACCGGCGCGGAAGTGTTCATGGCGTTCTGTGCCGGTGTTGTCGGAGGCTGCGCTATCGTTGCGCTGCGCCACTTCTGGCACGGGCTCTGGAGGACTGCATGAGCGAACTTCGGGAAGAGGACAAACCCGCCTGCTTCGGGTGTTATGGGTATCGGGTCTGTGTAGGACGGACAAAACCCCCGTCTGACTGCAAGTGGGAAGAGCGGTGCTACAACAGCCAGAGGGATACCTGATGACCGAGGCCGTGGCCCTGCCCCGGCAGATCGTGGACCAGCTCCGTGCCGAACGCGGGGGCATCGTGGACTTCGCGGTTGAAGCGGGGAGGATCGTAATCGTAGAACAAAAAGGTGTGAGCAAACATGAAAGCAATACCAAAAACCGGAATTAATGGCAGCCCGTCAGCCGTGGTAAGCGCGGGAACTGCCGATCAGGTATCGGAACAAGAACAAATCAAGGTATGCCCCCATCAGAACGCTGGGTGCATCTCGCAGAACGGGTACCTGTGCCTGCACAACGGACCGTGCGAGCCGATAGACAACCGTGGCCGGTGGTTCGCGGTGATGTATTCCACGGACGAGAACGGGCAGACCTACATGCACCGGGAATACCGCCCGATGCCGGTGGCCGTGAATGGCAACAAGGCCGTGTGCGGCAACCGCTGCATGTGCCAGCCGGAGGACCATGCCGGCAAGGGCGCCTGCGGGAAGGCAGTGCTCGGATCGTTCAGCCCGAAGACCAACCCGGCGGATGTGATTGCATCATGAACGCCGCAGAAGAGGCCCGCAGTCTCCAGGTGGACCCTATCCCGCCGGTTGTATTCGCCGAACCGCTGACCCGCGTCCATCAACTGGGTGCTGAAATTGGGCGACTCCGGGAACTCCTCCTTGATAGATCCAAGGAGCGCGATCTTGCCCTTCAGTACGCCATCGACAATAAGGTCACGGAAGACCCGACCTTCAAGCTCAATGTCGAGCGGTCCGTGCGCAAATCCCGCACCCTTGATGTGGCACGGTTCCGTGAGGTATTCCCGGAAGAATACGAGATGGCCTGCGATATCGAGCGGAAAGATCTCTCGAACCGCCTTGGGCATGTCGGTGAGAAGATCAACCTGACGCTCGTTGATAAGCTGGTCAAGAAGCCGGCACTTGAGGCAGCGCAGGGGGTTGTCACGGTCAAGGAATCCGAAACCCTGTCGTATTCGGTGGTGCGGAAATGAACCCGCCCGCCATCAGCGTGAGCATGGCAGACGCCGCCAACACCCGCGAGAATGAGGGGCCGTGCATCTGTGACGATTGCCCCGTGCGGGAGTTCGGGGATTGTGACGGGAGCAAGATGGCCACCTGTCTGGAGCTCGAAGCAGAAGCGGCAGGAGAGGCGCAGATGGAAGCACGGAGGGATGAGCGATGAGCCAGTGCAAAAAGTGCGGCGGGGATGTCATCTGGAAAGAGAAGCCCGGCGGCGGGTTCTTCCCCCCGGAAAACAAGGACGGTTCCAGGCACGACTGCGAGAACAAGCATGGAAAGGCAGCCCCCCCACAGATTGTCGGGAGGTTGGACTTTTACAACTCCGGCTCGGCAACGTTCACGGTCAAAGGAGGGAAGTCCAAGACCTACGCGATCCTGCAGTCCGTCTCAAAGGATTTTGAACTGAAAGGTTTTCACATCCCGTCGGAGAATCACCCTGACGTATGGCTCGGGTTTTCAGTCGATGATAAATCGTTCATCCTACCGGGCTACGCGGTCGTACAGAAACCTGATTGGGCGAGCACGATCAGTGACCCGACCAACGGCGAGATCAAACAGCCGGCATTTACCCGGGCATCAGAGTTGCCAAAGGATACACCTTGCACGTCCCCTGCAGCATCTCCTGAAAGCCCGGCACCGGTATCCGTTGAAGATAAGATCCGTGCTGCAATGGCAGCGCTCCCCCCATCAGAGCGGGTCGGGTATCGGATCTCCCTTGCCGGCATGGTGAACTCCGTTATTGAAATGGAGAGGATGAGCAGCGACGCCCCGAAGGATTACGCGAACATCGAGGCGGACGTGAAGGAGAAGGCGCTGGAGCTGTTCCTGTGGTGTGACCAGCTGACCACGCAGAACCTCAAGGGGGTGCAGTGATGCATCACCCCCGCCTTCCCCCTTTTACCCTCTCCCGGCCCTGCGAGAGATTCGTCCCCATTACCAACCCGGAGATGCTGGAAAAGATCGAGCGTGCCGTCTCCCTCGTATGCAACAACTGCAACACTAACCACACCTGTTCGATGCTCCAGAACCGCCGCAACGCCCAGGGCCGATCGCTGCTGGAGTGTTCGGTTGTAAAAAGGGCGGGGGTGCAGTGAGATGCCCGCCGATATCATTTTTGACGGTGAGAACGTTGACGGCTCCGGCATCGGCACCATCAAGATCGCCTGCATGCACGACCCCTATGATCTCCGGTGCCCGGTCTGCGGGCATTCCGTTTTCTCGCATCTTTCCGGTGCTGCGTATGCCTGCGAAGGGTGCGGGGTGCAGCTCTCCCTTTTCCCGGATAAAGCGGGCTGCCGGTTCCTGATGGAGGTGCAGGGAGCATGACGGACATGACCCCCTCTATAAAAATAAACGTTCAGCCCGGGTATGCCGATATCGATTTTTCAAACCCGAAAAATGGGGTTGTTGGAACGACCCTGCGGATGAACCCCCGCGAACTGATCGCGCTTCGGGATCTACTACTCAAGCATTTTCCGATTGGGAGCGAGCCATGAAGATCGATATCCACATCACCGACGCAACACCGGAAGAAGCGGCGCTCGTATTCACAGGCGTAACCGTTGGGCAGGCCGTTGGCAGGGTTGCTGCCAGCGTTGCCGAAAAGCACGTGAGGAAGGGGATCGCCCGGGCAACTCCAGCACAGAAGCAGGTACCGGACCCGCTGCCCGGACACACCGGCTGCGAGGATTGCGACCACGATCTCCGGGATGTTGCCGGGTGTGAGCGGTGCAGCCCCCCGCCGACACCGGAGCCGGCCAAGAGGCCGAAAGCCACCGTGAAAGGCAAGCCCGGCCCGGCACCCGGCAGCGGAAAGGGGAACTCGTTCGGCATCCCTGCCCTGCTCTATACCACTGACAAAAATCAGTATCAGCGGTTGTGGGCCCGGTGCAAGACCAAGGGCATCAAATACGAGCAGGCGCTTGCGATGGAGGGAAAAACAAAGCTGGTGGGGAGGCACGCAAAGAAGATGGGCCGGCCACCGCTGGCAACCACTCCCCCAAAAGTGGTGGAGAAGAGCAGCGAGCCTTTGTTCGATGAGGTTATAAAAAAGACCGCCAATCCCCCGCATGAGCCGATTACCCGCGAGGGCGAGCCGGCACGCTGCAAAGACGGATCACTGCCGGCAAGTGCAGCCCGCGGCAAGATCCGCGAGCTCGTGGCCGTGAAGAACGGCGAGCTCCGAGCCGGTCAGCGCATCAAGCACAACGGCCCGAAGGCGTCCCCGTTCTTTGGCAAGGAAGGGAAGATCGTCAAGGTCAGCCCGAACTCCGGTGAGGTGTTCGTTGACTTCGGGGCATCCTCTACCTGGCTGGCTCCGCATATCGTGATGGTGGTTCCGGAGGTGCCAGCGTGAGCCAGGCGCTCGCAACCCTGTTTGAAGGGAAAGAGATCCGTGTGATCGAAGATGGGGGCGAACCCTGGTTCCCGATCAAGGATCTCGCAGACGCATGGGGCGTAAAAGTCAACACCCTCTATCAGATCCTTACCAGGCAATCGGGGAAATTCACCGGCCACGTTTCCGACGTTCACGTAACGTCAACACCGACGGAGGATGAATCCTGGCACAAGTCGGTGAACGAGCGGGGGATGTACTTGATCCTTGGAGCTATCAACACCGACCGCCTCAAAGATCGGGAAGTGGCGATGGCAATCCTTCGCTTCCAGCGTTGGGTCCCCGAGCTCATCCAGCGGTACAGGAAAAAAGAGATCGTCCAGGTCCAGCCAGCGGTCAACACGCTTGATACCGAACTCGACCGGGCCCGGACCATTGCCGAGCTGACCGGCACGGACCTCCGGACCATGCAGGCTGCAGCACTGCGGAAATGCGGGCTCAAGGAATACGCCGATGCCCTCACCCCTTCATTGATGCACGGAGAGGCGGGCACCTGGCTCAATCCTACGCAGATCGGCACCCGGTGCGGCCACACTGCCCGGGAGGTCAACAACTTCCTGGAGTGGCACCGGTTCCAGTACCGCGGCCCGGACGGGCTCTGGCGGCTGACAGATAAGGGCGAGCTGCACGGCGAGGAGTACGATTACCCGACCGTGAACAAGCACATCGAGATCCGGATCCGCTGGCGGGAATCAATCCTCACGGCATCCGGGCTGGTCCGCGAACCGTGCGAGACCCTGGCGAGGGCGTGATGGTGATGGGTCGGAGATCATGGAAGGCACGGCAGCGCAGGCTCTGCACACCGGCACCGAGGCCGGCAGTCTCGGAGCTGCTGAACACGCTGCTGGAAGAATCGAAGATTGAACGGAAAACGCAGGCTGCCATCATGCAGGAGCTCATCCGGAAGCATCACGGCGATGTACCGGCCCGGGTGTGCTGGAACCTGCTGGCAGACCGCAGGGAAGCGGCGAGAGGTGCGGTATGACGAAACGGCAGGACGAAACGGGTGAAGAGTACTATGCACGGCGTGCGGAATATTTCAGGAAATACTATCAGCAGAACCGGGAAGCGCGGCTGAAGTATCAAGAGGGATACGAACAGCGGCCCGGGGTCCGGGAGCTCAGGCTGCAATATTTCCGGAACCGACACCAGGCAATGAAAAAGCAGGAGGTGACCGCGTGATGAGAAAAAAGATAACGATCTCGAAAAAAACGTGCTCAAAATGCGGGAGGGTGTGTGCCCCCCACTCATTAGAGATCCATCATATCGACGGAAACCACCAGAACGACGATCTGAACAACCTAGAGGTTCTTTGTACACTCTGTCATAGGGAGTTCCATTATAAGAGGCGCGAATCGCCGATTACAAACACAGACCCTGCGCATGAACCCTTTCCGGTAACCCGCCATGAAATCGCAGCGTATGAGGAATTTATGGGTTTGCCCGGGCTCGGTCGGAAGTTCATCGATGCAGGGCTTTGGATAATCAAGGATGCCGATGGGCCAAAGGTGAGTGCATGAGCAGATGCGTATCTTTTTGGCACAAGTTCGAGCAGGAGGGCAACTTCTGCGGGATGGACCCGACCGAGATCTCCCGCGTGAAAGCATACCTGGAGTTTGTAGGGAAGATCGAAAAGACCGGAATTGAAAAAGATTTCATCTTCGCCCACTTCACGGTGGGGGCAGCTCGCCCGCTCATCGCAACCAAGGACGATGGAACCCGCACCGAAGCCCTGAACTATGTCGCATTGTGCCTGAAACGCAAGGAAAAGATCACAGAAGGCGACCTCCGGCAGCACATCAAGAACCTGTTGGAATCGGCGGGAAAATCCTGTTCTATGAACGCGCGTTCGGAAAAGTTGGAAATTTCCAAGATTCCAGCCCAACCCGCGCCCGAAATCGCAAAAGAACCACAATCTGAAAACCCGATCCAGTCGCTCGGGGATCGTGTCCGGGCAGCAGAGGTGCGGGAAGCTGCAGCGAACCAGCCGGCACCCCCGGCACCCATCGCGGCGGANCTGAAGGAGAAATANAATCCTGCAGCAACGACCGCACAACCCCCGTGCCTCGCGGGGAAACCCTGCCCGAAGTGCAAGGCCGATGGCATCCGCGGGCGGGTCTGCGATGTGCTCGGTGTGCCTATCAACCAGCTCCCGGGCAACCGCTGCCCCTTTCCAGCTGACAAAGCAGGAGCGTTCCACCCTGCGAGCGAGATCGACCCGGCCACGGGCGGGCGGCTGATCAAGAACACGCCATACAAGGTGATGCCCGTCCAGCTCAGCAGAGAGCAGGCGGAAGCGGCGATCACGTCCGTGGTCCGCGGGTACCTCACCAAGGCACAGCAGGGGATATGGGAGAGCATCCGGAAATCCCAGGAACTCGGCGACACGGACCTGGAAATATTCGAGGGTCTGATTGACGATGCGGGAGGGCGGGTGCCATGACCGTCACCATGGAAGAGCTCTCCGCCGGGGTGCAAAAGATATTTGCTGATGCTGCCGGGGGCACCCCATCATATCCTGTGGAAACGGAAAATATCCAAAACTGCCCCTCAAACCCGAACTCTCCTCCAAGTTATGTTATGTTATGTTATGCTACCGGTACGGTACGCTTAGAAGAAGAAGAAGAAGAAGAGAACCGGCTCCATGAGAAATCAGGGGCGGGGGGTTCTTAAATGTCGGAACTTCTCAAGCGTACCAGCGTCTACCTTGACCGCAAGATCCATGGCTATTTTGTAGAGGAGATCGGGGAGCAGCACGTCTCCGAGTTCTTCCGTCTCGTAGAAGAAGAAGTCCTGGCACAACCCGGGGAAGATAGGGAGATCTCCCTCCGCAAGCGTGCCGCTCACGCAACCGAGATGGCAAAACAGCGGTTCTTCCAGCAGCGCAGGCTCATCCAGGAAGAAGAGGGCCTGAAGACCACCATGGCCCGGCAGGCAGAGGAACGCAAGGCGCTCATCGAACTGGAAACCCGCAGTGCGGTTGTCCGTATCGGATTCAAACCCGAATGGCTCCGCGATACCCGTGGCCTGAACTTCGCCCATCACCGCAAGGAGATCACTGATGAGGTCTCGTTTGCGTGCCGGCTGGACCTGCAATGGAAGGACATATTCCCGATAGTATCAGCCATCGTGCTCCCGGGCGAAGAGGTGCCGGTATGATCCCGGACATCTACATCAAAGCAGCCATGGTCGCGCTCGGTGGCAGCGTCCTGATCACGTACCTGATATGGCTCGGCATCGGCGGGTGGAACGCATGATCCCGCTGGACGTAACCCGCGGGGCCCGGCACCGGAACAGCAAGAACCAGAAAGTCCAGGACGAACTCCTGAAAGTCCAGCGGGCTGGTCACCAGTACTTCAAGGCTCAGGACCTGGCGAAACGCACGAACCACGTCACCAACGGGATCGGCAACGTCCTCCGGTTCACCACAGGCGTAGTGTGCGAGGGCAAAGGGCTCTGGCGGTTCACGGGCGAAAAGATTGAGGTGATGGCGTGACCTCCGGCACACTCTTCTGGCAGTATAAAGTCCTCTCCGCGCTGCTCGTGCTAGTCGTTATCGGAGGGTATATCCTGTACTGCCGGCTGAAGTCGGGACGGTGGCTATGAGCTCGGGAGCCGTCACCTGCCCGCAGCGGATCCGCGCTGACAACCGGCAGGAAGCAAACCGGGCAAGGGAACAGACCGCGGAGCGAAGGAAGGCCGTTTTTGAGTGGACCCGTGGCAAACTCTGCTCCTGCGGATGCGGGAAAGCGGCCAACTGTGCCCACCACCCCACGGACGACCTCTACGGAGACCAATGGGCCGACCTCTCCCAGTGCGAGCCCTACAACCCCAACTGTCACCGCATGAAGCACAGGGGATACGAGCGCTGCCCGGAGTGCGGCGGCTGGATGGCCCGCGGGTCCGAGAAGTGTTCCAGGTGCCGGGGATACAGCGGCCTGGCACGCCAAAAGTCCCGGCACCCCTGCGGGCGCCATCGCGGGCAGCAGCGGTGCCAGAGGGACGGGCGGGTTTTCATCTGCTCCCGGTCACCGAAGACCGCGGAAGGGTGCGACCATTTCCTCGAGCGGGAGGCAGCAACATCATGACCGACCAGGACTGCCCGAGCTGCCAGTATGACGTGCCCTATGAAGAACGGATGAGGATCGGCCCCGGCTGCCCCCTCTGCCGGCATCCCGATTATGGCGAGCCGGGATTCTTCGACCGGCCAGTCTCGCAGTGTTACAAGGAGCGTGTATTGTGAAATCAAAATCGTGCAAAGCAAAAGCCCGCTCCCTGCAGAACGCGGTGGCCGAGGACCTGCTCAAGGCATACCCCGAACTGACCGCGGCAGATATCCAGCCGGCAATCATGGGGCAGAGCGGCATTGATATCCTGCTCAGCTCGAAAGCCCGGGACTTCTTCCCGTACGCGGTCGAGTGCAAGAACCAGGAGGCCCTGAACATCTGGGACTGCCTGAAACAGGCCGAGGCAAACGGCAAGAAAGAACGGATGGTCCCGCTGCTGATATTCAAGCGGAACCGGACCGAGACCTACGCGGTTCTGAAATGGGACGACTTCCTGAACCTCCACACGGCGGTGCCGCAATGAGCGAGCCGCAAAAGTTCGGTGTGAAGGTCTGCAGGGAACGGAAATGCATAGAACTGCAAAAAGATCCGAAACACCCGGACTCTCCAGAGTTCTGCCAGGTCATCGGAGGGATGCCTGGTGCGATGCCGCAATGTATCAAGGAGGCCCCGCCGGACAAGTTCATCAGGAGGATGAGCGGGCAATTGAATGTCAAGTATCCCTCCCCTCGCCCGGGTGTGCGAAACTGCCCGAAGGAATGCCCGTACAAGATCGAGAAAGGGGCGATCTGTGCCTTCACCGGGGAAACATACAACGCATGGGGCGTATGCCCGTGCAACGTGCTCGGAAACGATGATCAGGAGAACTACCTCAAGCGGGTCCTTGAGCCCACGGTCCGCACATTCCAGAAGACAGAAGCGAGCGAGATCCTGCGGACCTGCCACCTGCGGCAATGCCCGGACGGTATCGGCAGATGCAAAGGCGGCACCGACTGCCCGGTGATCCTGTTGCCGTTCAAGGACCTCAAGGAGTGCCCTCTCTGGAGGATCCCCGCGAAGCTGCTGCCGGCTATGGACACCCCCGCGATCGAGCCCCCGCAAAAACCCACGACGGAGCCGGCAAAGAATACCGAAAAGAAGGCGAAGGCCCCCGCCGAAAAGCGGAAGAAGAAGGAGCCCGAGGACCCTATCTGCGAAGCCTGCCGGACCCGCAACAAAACCCCCGTCCCCGAGCACGCCTGCGCGTGGTGCAAGGAGGAGCAGGCCACAAAAGGCAGGCGGGCCTGGGTAACATCGCTGCAGCTCGGGCAGGTTCACCAGGGAGATATGAAAATTATCGGCAAGGAGATCCCGGCCGATTCGATAGACCTCATCTTCACAGATCCTGCCTACGTTAAGGACCAGTACCAAGAGGCTTACGCGAACCTTGCGGAGCTGGCCCTGCGGGTGCTCAAGCCGAACGGGTTCCTGATCACGTATGCCCCGCAGACGCACCTGGACGAGATCATGGACATGCTCAGGTACACCGGCACCTGGAGACACGGGGGCAAGCTCCAATACTTCTGGATTATCGAATCGCTGAACGAAGGGCAATCAACCGCGAAAAACCACCAGCGGAACGCGATCTGTCTGCACAAACCGATTCTCGTATTCCAGAAGGCCCATGAAGACGAGCCGCTGAAAGGTTCCCGCCGATGCTTTGCTGATGTTGTCCGGGGCCGCAGGCAGAAGAAATTCCACCCATGGCAGCAGAGCATCCACGATGTTATCGGCATCATCAGCCGGTTTATGGACCCGGGCGAGATACTGCTTGACCCCTATGCGGGCACCGGCACGACGCTCAAGGCCGCCAACCTGCTCGGCATGGAGTGGATCGGCACTGAGATCGACCCGAAGACCCACGCGATCGCGGTCCGCGAGCTCCAGCAGCAGCCGGTAGACCTGCGGGCATTCGGCATCGAGGCCACGGCTGCAGAGTGCCAGCGGGAGACGGTACCGGAGCAGAAGGACACGAGCAAGCAGGCATCGATCGAGATCTGCAAAGTGGTGAAAACCCGGAAGGCATCGAAGGAAGCCAGCGAGGCCCTGGAGAAGTTCTCGGCCTGCCTTGACTGCGAAGCCACTGACGACTGCAGCACCCACGACCCGCGTGCCGGCTGCCTGGATACCGTGAAGGCCATCCAGGAAGCGCAGAAAGAGAGGGACCACGGCACCGGAGGCGGCCCGCAGGATTACGTCCAGCACCGATGCAGGTCCTGCGGGCATCACAAGGGGCGCAAGACCTTTCACGAGAGCTGCCCCCGGCTCGGAGAGCTGCTGTTCAAGGGTGGCACCAAGAGCGCCAAGGTCCTGATGGACGAGACGGCGGCCACCCAGTGCGAGCACTGGACCGACATCCCGGGGGACTTGTATGCCGGCAAGAAGCCGGAGGAACAGGTCACGACTGTCTATTGTGACGGCAAGGGCCTGTCGCCATCGCTCGGGACCTGCCCGGACAAGTGCCCCTACAAGGTTAAGGAGAAATCATCCTGCGGATTCACCGATCAGGGGTACCTTCGGATGGAGAGCTGCCCCACCGGAATCCTGCAGGGAGGCCCAGAGGCCCAGAAAAGCCAGATTGAGAACGCAGCACGGGCCCTGGCACGCCTCTCGGCACACATCCCCTCGGAAGGAGAGTGCCAGTGCAACCCATGCCCCGACGGAGTGATCCGCTGCGGTATCGGGGACAAGGACTGCCCGTTCAGTAAAAACCCATTCGACGATCTGGCCCTGTGCCCGATGCAGAACCCGCGCCGGGTCCGTCAAATCCTGCGGGAACGGCCACTGAAATTCGTGAAGATTGAGAAACAGGAAAGCCAGCCCGAGAAACCGAACTGCGGAGGGAGATGCCCCTCCCTGAACCGATGCCCGGACAACTGCCCGGAAAGGAAGATCGTACCGGAGGACCACGGGAAGGAGAAGAACTACCCTCAGGGCCGCTGCGGTGTGACCGGTCAGAAACTTCGAGAGATGCAGGCATGCCCGAATGACCCCCCGAAGAAGAAAAGCGCGAGCAAGAAGTCGAAAAAGGAGAGTGAAACCGCATGAAAATCGAACAGAAACGGATCGCGACGTTCTGCAACATCTGCAGGGCCCTGGTCCCGGAATGCAGGCTGATCGTCACGCCGGAAGGTATCAGCACGCTCGCGGTCGACACCGCCAATGTTGCCATGGTCCAGGTCAACCTGCCGAAAGAATCGTTTGAGGAATTCCGTGAGGAGAAGACCGAGATCGGCATGGACGTCACCAAGTGGAAAACCGCGATCGACCTCCTCCAGGATGGCCCGATAACGATCGACCTGGTGAAGACCAGCGGGAAGATCGTCTTCGCAGATGGCCGGTACACGTATACCCACGTCCCGCTCGACCCGAGTGTCGTAAGGAAACGGCCGAACCCGCCGAATATCACCCTGCCCGCCACGGTCGTCATCGATTCAAAAGAATTCCATGAATCCATCAAGGCCATGAGCGTGATTGGCGACAAGGTCCGGTTCACCGCCAAGGGAGTCGGCCTCCTGACGCTCGACAGCGAAGGCGATACGGACCGCCTCGTGAAAGAGATCCAGGGTAAAGACGGCAGCAAGAACTCCGCGGAAGGCGGCACCGGTACCGTAGCCTCCCTGTTCTCCCTGGATTACATGCGGGACATCGCCAAGGTCATGAAAGAGGCCGGCACCATCAACGTCTATGTCGGTCACGAGCACCCGATCCGGTTCGACTTCGACCTCGACGGAATGGAATGCTCGTATATGCTCGCGCCCAGGATCGAGCAGGAGGCGGCATGAAGGTCACAGACGAAATCCAATTTTACCGGGCATCAGGAGAATACGGCTATCTCTCAAATCTTTACAAATGTCCGATCGAGTTCGAGGGCAGGACATTCCGATGTGCTGAAGAAGCCTATCAGTATGGCAAACCCAAGGACCCGGCCGTCGCCGAGTGGATCGTGTCCGCCCCAAAACCTCACCTCTGTGCGGCAGCTGCACACGCCCTATTTGTCTTTGATATCACTCCAGGATGGAGCGACAAGAAAGTCCCGAGAATGGCCCGGATTATTGACAAGAAATTTATGGATTACGAGCTCGGACAGAAACTCCTGAAAACGTGGCCTGCGATGTTGACCGAGGCATCAAACACGGACGCCTTCTGGGGAATCGGCAAGAAAGGCAACGGCCGCAATATGCTCGGGATCCTTCTGATGGCTACCCGCGAGCGGCTCCACCGCCAACAGGAAACCATCGACGCGATCGCCCGCGACGTGAATGCAGAGATCGGATCCGGAATGACAAGGGAAGAGCGAGGGGGCCTTCCATGAACAAGACCGCGATCGAATGGTGCGATTACACCTGGAACCCGGTCACCGGCTGCAAGCACGGCTGCCCGTATTGTTACGCCAGGAAGATCGCAGAGCGGTTCAAAGGCAGCAAGGCATGGCCGCAGGGATTCGAGCCGATGTTCCACCCGGAACGGCTGAAGGATCCCCGCAAGCTCGGTACTAGGTGGACCTGCCCGGAATCTATGGCAAAAGGATACACCATCTTTGTCTGCTCAATGTCGGACCTGTTCGGCGATTGGGTACCGTTCGAATGGCAGCATCAGGTTTTCGATGCCTGCCTTGCAGCTCCCAGGCATACCTACATTTTCCTGACGAAAAATCCCATGGGAATGAAGAAGGCGCTGGAGCAGTGGTTCGACCAACACCCCGGAGTTATCCACGATATCGACAACTGGTGGTTCGGAGTATCCGCTGGAGATCGCGATTACGCCAGGATGGGCCAATGGGATCCAGTTGCCGCACTCCGGAAAATCCCATCGGTGAATCTCTTCGTCTCGATGGAGCCACTCCTTCTAAATTTTGAAGCGGTCAACTTCGACGATATCAAGCAGGTCATTGTCGGGGCACAGACCAACCCGACGGTCGTCCCCTCACCGGGATCGATCCGGGCCGTTGTCCTTGCAGCCCATGAGGCGGGCGCTGATGTCTTCTTCAAGGACTCGATGACCGGCATCAGCTGGCCAGGGCAGAGCACCTTCGTCAATGTCCGAGATCTCGCGTGGCCGCTGCGCAAGGAGGTGAGTGCTTGAGCCATGAACTCCAGCCCCGCTGCGTCGTCTGCGGCTGCCAGCTCCCGCACCTTCCCAGGGCCGAGGCCCTCCAGAAAGGAGCCGCTGTCGAGATCAACGGTCTCACGTACTACAAGTGCATCGGCCGGCATACCACGGAAGAATGCATGCACGCCATCGGCATGATTCCGAAGTTCGTCCGGGCCGGGAGCTGCAAATGAAGGACGACATCCCGAAAGAGGCACAACTCTATATCGCCGCTGACGAGGACGAAAACGTTGATGATTTCCTCGAGTATTGTGCAGAATGCCGCAACGTCGAGATCGAAAATCAGAGCGTCGTCTGTCTTGGATCCGAAGAGTACCGCCGGAGGAAAAACTGCCTCGATATCAAGATCACATGGAGAAAACCATGACCCGCCACATCTGCAAGGAATGCCGGAAACCCTACGAGCGGGATCCCGCGGTCCAGGAGAAGTGGAACCGCACCCGGCCCGAGACGGACGGCCTGTGCCTGGAATGCATCGGACGGCTGGCAACGGACAAGGCCATGGAGGACCCATGAAGACCCTCTTCGATTTCTCCAGGCCGGACCCCGCAAGGGAGGAGAGCGTCCCGCTCGGCCCGGTCCCGATCCGGAACTTCCCGCTGGTCGTGATCACCGTGGAGGAAGCCTTCGCGAAAGACCCGGAGCGGACGGCCCTGCTGTTGGACAGCAACGGGACGGAGGACAAGCCGGCAACGGAATGGCAGCTCCGGAGGGTGGTGAATTGAGCGAAGAAGCGATACGAAGCGAAGTCTCCCCGGGCCGTTGGGGTACCAACCGGCGCGGAGATCGCGTCCACTTCTTCGTCAGGCGTACCGATACCGGCAAGTGCGAGAGTCTCTGTGGTAGGATGAAACAGTTCGATGAGGGCCTCAATGCCCGGCTGGATATGGAGCATTGGAACCCGGACGATAGCCGGACCTGTAAGACCTGCCTGTTAATGCAGAAGTGGTTTAAAAACGAGAAGATATCTTAATTTAAATAAAGGTGATATTGAAATGCATGGATAAAGACTCGGAAGGGAAACCCCCTCAAACCAATTACAATAAATATGCACGTCATTGTTTTATAATCGCCATTCTTCTTCTCGGTATTGCTTTAGTTTTTACGGTTTATTTAGCCGTAATTAATCAGATCTCAGTTGAAATGATTCTCGGTTCGGATCTTGCTCTCGCAGCCATTTTTGTCGCATTCGGGTTCTATTTCAGGGGCGATTTTAAAAACATGGATACCCTGAATCAATCAGAACAGAAAGATGAGATTTTTTCCTGTTTAAAAAAAGTTTTTGATCAACTAGATCACCTCCATCCAACAACTCACGGAATATACCAAACTCAAAACGACACTCTTGAAAATACCAGGGTTGCATACGAATTCCGAAATCAGAGATCTCTTGAATTGGCAGGTTATATCCGGTTGCTCGATGCAGGCGTATGGGGATTCTTAGGGTTTGCTGCCGTCGAACTATTTAGGGACAAATGGACGTCTGATACAATCATCTTTTTTTGCATTATTGTAATAATTGCGATGATTCTGTGGCGTTGTATGGCACTAAAATATAACGAAGACATCATCGGAGAGTATATCAAAATTTTATATTGTGAATGTGCTCTTAACCTCGATGATGCAATATCCCTTAAAGACAGTTTGATACCCAAAATGGATAACAAAACGGAATATTGTTGTTTAACCAATAAGGAACAATATCACAAGCTTATTCGAGATCTAAAGAGGGGAAAACAACCAGAAACGGATCATAAAAATTGGGATAAAATCGCTTTGGTTGCCATCATCGTTGCAGTATTCATTCTCCTAATTCTTGGGTTACCAAAAATAATATCCTTCTTTTCATTGGTTTAAGCAGTTCATGCAGTTCTAGCAGTTCATGCAGGTTCGCCCTGCTTATCCCCGCTCGCCAGCGATTCTCTTTTGCATATAATCCCGGCAGGTCCGGGAGGATGTAATTTGTCATGACACAACCTCAAGTAGCAATTCCAGTCGGACTGTTCAAAGCAGGACTGTCCGGCGCCGGGGGAGACATCACCCCTCTGATCAAGATTCGGCGGGATATCTTCCAGCTGACGAACATGCTCTATGGTCTCCAGATGACCGGGGCATATGCGGGACAGAACCCCGCGAAGACCGTTATCATCGACCTCGACTTCGATGGGTACACGATGCAGGACCCGCACTCATCGCGCCCGATGTCCTTCGTGACCAACGACACCGGAAAGACGGGGTTCTGGCTCGGGACGTTCAAGGCGCCGAACGCGAACATCTACGGTGAAAAGGAGTATGCCGCTCTCGGCAAGCACAAGGTCAAGATCAGCGTCGCTCCTCGTGTAGCCCCGCTCACGCAGATGAACATGACCATTGTCGTCCCGGTCGATGGTGCTACAAAGAAAGTGCAGACCACGACCACAACAAAGGTTCCGGTCTATGGAACGAACCCATGTACCGGTATACCCTTCATCACCGGGTACAAGGACGAGGTCACTGTGTCGGAGATGACCGTGCCGATGGAGACCGAAATCACCTATGAAGGGTACTCGGTCACGCAGATCATCCCGCCCAGGGACTTCTCGCCCGAAGCCGGTGGAATCACCAAGGAGTTCGAGTTCGAGATCTTCTCATCGAGCCTCCCGCCCTACGACCTCCCGACCGAGGACTGACCGCCCATGCCCCAGTTCAGGATCAAGGTCCCGGAACCCTTCGAGGCGCTGGTCTCTCCCGACGGCTCATCGTACGCCTTCTACGCATTCGGCAAATTGACCACCATGTCCAAGGGGGAGTTCGAGGCGACGTATGAAAAACTCCCTTTTGTGAAGGGGGCGTGACGGCATGCTCGCCCCCGATCCCCTCGGCAGCCCAGGAGCCCGCAGCATCATCGACCGGGCCCGTGAACTATATCGCCGGGTCTGCTACTTCATCCGGGGCTGGCTCCGTGGTTAACCCCGGCGAGATCAAGACCATCGGCGGCGTGGAATACTGGATAGAGCCGGACGGGTACACGGTCGAGATGAAGTTCGTCCGGAAATACCCCGCCCTGTTCGGCCCGCTGGCTGTCGATCCTGACAAAGGCCAGGGAGATGTGGAATGCGACGACCCACTCTCGAAGATCACCGCGAAACTCACCGGATACGGCGGCACCTACTCCACCTGGGCAGAACGGCACTGTTCCCTCAGTGCGCTGGCAATCGGCATCAACGATGTCGAATCCTCTGCCGATGTGCCCCCCTGCCCGAAGTTCTGGCTCCATGAAAACCAGTATTGGGTGGACCATATCGCCATAGGCCGGCTGACCAAGAAGACCAACGTCGCGGAAGCTGCCAGCACGACCTTCACGGGCATCCTGAGCAACCCGCGGGTGCTGGCGACCATCGCAGCGGCACTCACTGCCGGCGGGGTCTTCCTTCCGACCGCCGCAAAGACCATCCTTGCGATGGTAGGTATCTCCTGATGAACACTACGGGCCGGGCTCTGATGAGGCAAAAATGACGCGGTTCAAACCATCCGCCCCGGCCCATCTCCCTGCGTGTAGCGGGCACGCTCCATCTCCCGCTGCATCCGGGGATCATCACTCCAACGAAGGCGGCTATGCTACCCTTACCGGTTCGTCGTTCCGGATGGCCGCCGTCACCCTGTCAGATGAGAGAGGAGCAATAAAGTCCTGTAATGAGCCATAATGCAAACCGCACCAGGTACAGACGATCTTCCATCATGCTCCAAGTGAGATAATTGACCGATAAAACCTCTCCTCTTGAGGCAGGGACCCCGCAAGGGGACCCCCAGAAACGTAGAAAAACGTAGATTCCAGCCGCTGAAGCATTCGGGGAATGCCTGCACCCACACACACTCTGTCACATATGGGGTGCAGTAAATGCCGGTTCAACTCCGGCCCGTGGCTCTCAATGAAACACGAAATCGCAGAAGAACCCGCAACGGTCCGGCTCCGGCACATCCTCCGGCCCGNCACCTGGAGCGGGCTCTCGCTGCTGGAGAAGATAGCGGTCGTGCAGCTGGNGCTCGGGGCCTGCACGTTCGTCCTGCTGGTCGTNCTGGTGACCGGATGATCTCCNGGCGCGACAAGACTCTCATCATCCTGACCNNNGCAGCAGCGGTAGCAATAGCGGCGTTCCTGATAGTGCTCCGGCAGTGGGCTGAACACCTGGCAGCAGCGGGGGTGCCGTGAGGATGGCCGTCGCGAAAAAGAGACCGGCGAAAGGCAAGAAGGCAAAAAAGAAGGCCGGACCGGCAAAGGCCGCTGCGGAGATGGGCCGCCCCACCAAGTATGACCCGGACGTGCACCCGCTCATGGGATGGATGCTGGCAATCCGGGGCAAGACCAACAAGGAGATCGCCGCCGGGCTTAGAATCTCAACCGGTACGCTATTCAGCTGGACAAAACTCCATGAGGACTTCCTGAGCGCCATAAAAAGCGGCAAGGATGTCGCTGATGCAGGTGTCGAGCAGGCCCTGTACAAACGGGCGCTCGGGTATGACTACGACTTCACCGAGACCACTCACGACCCGGAGAAAGGCGACACCATCAAGAACGGCAAGAAGCATGTGGCCGGCGATGTCACTGCCCAGATCTTCTGGCTCTGCAACCGCAGGAAAGAGGACTGGAGGAACGTGAACAAGCTGGAACACAGCGGCCCGAACGGCGGCCCGATCCGGGTCGTGAAAGCCGAGGATCTGACTGATGACGAACTTGCAAGGATAGTCGCCCAGAAATGACCGAAGCCGCCGCCGCAACACCTACTCCCATCCTGCCTTATGAAGCTGCCGAGGAGATGCTGCGAAGGAGGAGTGCCCGAGCGGGGTTGCTCGAGTTCACCCGGTACACGAAACCCGATTACCAGACCAACTGGCACCACGATGCCCTGTGCAGGTACCTCGACCGGTTCGTATCAGGAGAGATCAAGCGGCTGATGGTCTTCATGCCGCCCAGGCACGGGAAATCCGAGCTTGTCAGTCGCCGGCTGCCTGCATACATCTTCGGGAGGGATCCAGACACCAGCATCATCTCCTGCTCTTATGGTGCTGACCTTGCATCACGCATGAATCGCGATGTCCAGCGAATCATCGAGTCACCCACGTACCGAAAACTGTTCCCGGACACTACCCTGTTCGGGACCAATGTGCGTACGGTCGCGGACGGCTCGTACCTGCGAAACTCCGATATTTTCGAGATTGTCGGGCACACGGGAGTATATCGTTCTGCAGGTGTCGGTGGCGGGATTACCGGCATGGGCTGTGTGTATGGGATCATCGACGACCCGCTCAAAAACCGGGAAGAGGCCTCCAGTCGGACGATCCGGGAGACCATCTGGGAGTGGTATACCTCCACCTTCTACACCCGGCTCGAGAAGGATGCCCAGATCCTCATCACCATGACGCGGTGGCATGAGGGAGATCTCGCGGGCAAGGTCCTCGAGCTTGCCGAGAGTGAAGGTGGGGAGAAGTGGACCATCGTGAACTTTCCAGCGGTCGCTGAAACCCCGTCAGAAGACGACCCTCGGCATGTCGGCGACCCGCTCTGGCCGGAGAAGTACGATACCCGGAGACTCGAAGCTATTCGGACTACACTTGGTTCTTATCAGTGGTCCGCCCTTTACCAGCAACGCCCAACCCCGCAGGAAGGCGGGATGTTCAAGCGGCAGTGGTTCACGATCATCGACCAGGCACCCCGCGACCTCATTAAGGTCCGCAGGTGGGACCTGGCAGCGTCACTGAACAAGGGGGACTGGACAGCCGGGCTGCACTATGGCCGGAAAGACGGCCGGTTCTATATCCTTGATCTCCAGCACGTCAGGGAGAGCCCTGCAGGTGTCGAGGCCCTTGTTCGGCAGACCGCTCAGACGGACGGGTACGAGACTATGATCCGGATGGAGCGGGAGCCCGGTTCTTCTGGTGTCAACACCGTTGACCACTACGCCAGGCACGTGCTCGTCGGGTACTCTTTCCTTGGCGTCCCCTCTACCGGATCGAAAGAGGTCCGGGCACAGCCTGTCAGTGCGGCGGCAGAGGCCGGCAACGTCTTCCTAGTCAAAGGACCATGGAACCTCGTGTTCCTGGATGAAGTCACCACGTTCCCGAACGGAGATAACGATGATATTGTCGATGTCCTGTCCGGAGCTCACCATGACCTTACCCAGAACGACGGTGCAACCGAACTGACACTTGAACACGCCGGCGGGTTCGGCCCGCAGAACAAGATGAAAATCCGAGGTGGATTAATGTGACCCTACTAGACAGTATCCGGAACCTTCGGAGGCCCCGCAACCCTGACCGGGAAGACGGTGTCCTCTACCAGCACAGCGTGACGAACAGGTATAAGGCGCCGGAGGTGACGGCCGCCAAGATCCGATCGCTTGAAGACAACGCCTATTTCGTCAAGCTGGAACAGAACCAGCGGAACCTGATCTTCTGCGAGAAAGTCGAGATCGTGGTCAAGAACCCGCAGGGAGAGATTGACGAGGACCTCACCGAGAAGATGACGGCCATGACCAACGAGGACGACAACCGCCTCAACCAGAAACTCCCGATCATCTGGTCGTCCGTCTGGAGATACGGGGCATCGTTCGTCAACGATGTCTGGGGCTGGAGGGGCTCGGAATACCGGCTCCTGGCGCTCCGCGTCCTGCCGGCCTACACGTTCGCAACCGTGCCAACGACCGGGAACTACGTCTCGTACGGGGATATCCTCCGTGGCGTTGTCCTGAACGAGGACTATGAGGTCGAATACTGGCAGAAACAGGACGAGACGGGCGACCCGGTCCTGGTCAAGAACATCACCATGATCAAGGACCCGACCGAACCCGCGATCGCAGGGGTACCTGCGTGCCTGCCGGCAGTGCACATCATCCACATGCTCGCGTACTGCCACAAGGCCCAGATGCAGAAGGTCAACCGCGTCGGCGCCCCGGCACTCTTCCCGAAAGTCACCAGCTCGGTCCAGCGGGCAAAGGGGATTGTCAGCGATGCCACGTATCTCAAGACCCTGCTCCAGAACTGGGGGATCAATGTCGGGTTCCCGCTGCGGGAGAACATGGAGTTTGCCGACCCGCACATCGAGGACAACCCCACGGCCCTGGACACCATCAAGCACTACGAAGGGATCCTCGACCGTATCTACTCCCCGACCAGCCTGATCACGAAAGACGGCACCCTGATCGGCGGGTCGAACCTTGGCGAGCTGGAACTCATGAAAATGTATATCTCCAGCGTGCACCGGTGGCTTGAAGAAGCGGCGGAGTCCCTGCTGCAGCACTACCTGGACGTGAACGGGTATACAGAGAAGGGCTATTCCGTTGAGGTCACGCTGCCGGCGTTTGAGGTCGATGAGACCCCGCTCAATGTTCAGCTCGTGACCGCCATGCGGGAGACGCCCACCAGCCCGGCGCTTGCCACCCTTGACGAGATGCGGGACCTGCTCGGCCTGCCTCCTGCAGATGACAAGGTCCGGGCGGAGCTCGAGAAGACCAGGCCGCAACCGCAGGCCCTCTCCGTCCCGGCCGTCCCGTTCGGCCTGAAACAGGAACCGCACCCGAAAGGCGTGCAGACCCCTGAAGAGGTCGAGAAAGACGAGGCGGACGACCTGGAGCGGGCATACGGCGATGCGTTCGAGGCAGTGATCGCGGAGCTGAAGGCGATGGAGACCGGATAAGATGGCCATCTCCCCCGACCGCATGAAAAGTATCTTCGACCACCTCGACCAGCGGCAACGGAAGATCCTGATCAACTCCGCCACGCAGGCCCATATCGCAGGGGACGCCAACGCCATCCGGCTTGCCAAACTCCTGTTCTCGAAAGAGATGGTGCAGCAGGAGGCCCTGGAGTATATGAAAGGGTATCGGCAGATGCTCATCGAAAAGGGCGGGACCATGGTGGTCAACATCAACAAGGAGACCGGTGTCCCTGAACGGCTCTTCAAACCATGGTTCACGGACGCCAGCAAAGAGCAGCGGGAGACNGTCTCGGANATCATCCGGAAAGGNATCGAGAACGGGAAACCGACAGGGGCGAGGGAGTTCAAGGCCGGNGGGTATCCGGAGGGCAGCATNGCGAAGGACCTCCAGGACTACTTCAGCGNNCGGAAATCCCATGCCGCAACNGTGGCCCGCACCGAGACNGCGAGGATCCAGAGCGAAGCCTCGCTCACCCGGTACAGGAAAGCCGGGGTGAAGGTGGAGTATCGCACGGCCCGGGACGACAGGGTCCGGCCGGAACACC